TAAATGGCAATCAGCAGGGAAAAATATTTGCCCTGATTGTAAAGCAAGGCACGGACAGACCGGGAGTTGGGAAGAGTTTGAAATGATGGGCTTACCCAAAAGCGGATTTTCTGTATGTGGGGGTTATTGTAATTGTGATTTAGTAACAACGGGAAATTGGGTTAAAGACCCCATAAAAGTAGATAAGATTTAATTCGTTTATAATAACAAGAATAGCGGGGGCTATTAATTATAGGCGTTCCACTCAAACAAGAGGTAAAAATGGAACAAAGTCAAACAGACGTAAAAAAGGAAATCACTCCAGTTGCAGAGGTTAAAGAGCAAGCCGTCAATCAAGACGCTAAACAGGAAGTAGAAGCAATCCCGTATGCTCGATTCTCCGATAAGGTTCGTGAGAATAAGGAATTGCAAGAAAAGTTGTCTAAATATGAATCGGAAGCAGAGACAAACAGGCAAAAGGAATTAGAGAAGAAGGGTGAATATGAAACTCTTTTATCTGAAACCCGGATTAAATATGAAAAAGCCAAAACAAAGGCTGATGAATGGGATGTCTATGTTAAGAGTCGCAAGCAGACAATTCTTTCAACTTATTCAGAAGAAGAGCAGGATATACTCGGTGATTTATCTCTTGAAAAATTAGAGAAATATCACGATTCAAAAAGTTTAAAAACAAAAGTAGGTGTAGACAATAGCCGAGGTGGTAGTTCAATGTCTCCTCCAAAGGCATTTCACGAAATGTCAATAGAGGAAAAGAACGACCCTAATGTCTGGCGGTCTTACCTACAAACATTTAAAAGGAAATAATTAAATGGCTTATGGTGCAGGAACTGGAGCAGGTATTACTGCCCTTACGGAATTAGATGTCTTCATCCCGGAAGTGTGGTCAGATGCCGTCTTTGGTTATTTAGAAAGAGCTTTGAAATGGCGACCTTTAGTTGATGACTATTCTTCTATGGTATCCGGCTCAGGCGACAGGATTCATGTCCCGTCAATTAGTGAAGTATCGGTTCAAGATAAAGCGGAAAATACCGCCGTTGAATACGATGCACAAACAGAATCAAAAGTTACCCTTGTAGTTGACAAACATAAATACGCAAGTAAGATGTTTGAAGACATAGCAATGGTTCAAAGCAACGGGGCTTTAATGTCTCAGTACGCACAGGCTCTCGGATATGCTTTGGGTAAACAAATTGATGGCGATATTGCCACAATGGTTAGTGCCGGAATTTCTTCTGGTGCAACCCTTGGAACGGATGATACCTTGACTGATGCAGAAATTGAAACGGCTTTAGCCTCTTTAGGTGAAGCTGACCTCGATTACAGAGATGGGAATTTAACCCTTATGGTTAATCCAACTTTGTATGCAGACCTATTGAATAATGCAAAATTTGTTCGATATGATTCTCGTGGTAATGGTTCTGCGATTGGTTCAGGAAGGCTTGGGGAAATTTATGGCTTGCCCGTAGAAATGTCCAATGCCCTTTCAAGTGGTGGAACTGCCGTTAGTGGTGTGATTTTTCATAAATCTTGTGGTGCGGTTGCTTTTCAACAAGGCGTTCGCTCACAGGCTCAGTATGATATAGACTATCTCAGCACGAAAGTAGTTTTCGATGCGGTTTACGGTTCAAAAATCATACACCCAACACGTGGATATAAATTCACTAATGCCTCTTAATAGAGGTTGATATATGATTATGGGGCTTAGATTCATTTTTAAGCCCCCTAATCGCCTGATTATGGAGATATAATGGCAACAAGGACAGACTTATCAAATATTGCAGTCGCAGAGGGATATAAGCAATTAATTCATGTTGGAGATTCTACAGGTATTGATTCAAGTACCGGGAGAACGCTTTATGATGGAGATGGAACGGCAACAGATTTAGAGTTATCGGGTAACTCGGTAAATATAAAAACCCGACTAAAACTTAATGGGAGTGGGGTACTGGCAACGGCAAGCGAATTGAACCAATTAGATGATAGACAAGTGGGCGGTAATAACGCCGACGATATAGTCGAACTTGGAGCAACGCAATCATTAAATAACAAAACATTAGACGGAGGAACTTTCTAATGGCTAATAAAATCATACTAAAAAGAGGTGCTGACGCCAACGTGAGTTCGCTTGTTCCGGCAAGTAAGGGTGAACCGGTTTGGGGTACTACATCTAATAAATTATACGTAGCAAGTGGAACATCCGCCGGAAATTTTGAATGGGTTGGTGCAACCATCCTTGACGAAGATGCGATGGGTTCAGACTCAGCGACAAAACTCGCTACACAACAATCAATTAAAGCTTACGTTGATGCTCAAGATTCAAATATAGCATCCGATAGTTTAACATTTACAAACAAGACTTTTGATGTAGAGGGGACAGGAAACTCAATATCAAATATTGATGTCGCCGACCTTAAATCCGGGGTGCTTGATACTGATATAAGTTCAGTCTCTTCATCCGACGATACTCTTGCATCAGCTAAAGCGGTTAAAACTTATGTAGATGCTCAAGTAACTGCACAAGATTTAGACTTTTCAACAGATAGCGGTAGTGGTGCGGTTGATTTAGATTCTCAAACACTTGCTTTCACAAGTGGCGAAGGGATGGATATTACTCATTCTTCTCAGGCGGTTACGATTGCCGGGGAAGATGCTTCAACAAGCAATAAAGGGGTTGCATCGTTTTCAAGTGCTGACTTTGATGTTTCAAGTGGTGCAGTCTCAGTAAATAGTTTATCGAATTCCCAATTAGATAATAGTTCGATTTCAGTAACCGACGGAACGACTGCGAGTGATATTTCTTTAGGTAACACGTTGACATTTACTGCGGTCGGGAATGAAACTGAAATAACTCAATCTGGTGGAGTAGTTACGATTGGATTGCCTAACGATGTAACTATCGGAGGTAACCTTACCGTATCAGGGACAACTACCACTATTGATAGTAGCACAGTCAGTACGGAAGATGTCATGATAGAACTCGCCAAAGGCAATGATTCAGCGGATAGTGTGGACTTCGGGATGTATGGAAAATATAGTGACGGTTCAACTACAAAATATTCTGGTTGGTTCAGAAATCAAGATGGCTCTTTTTCCGCCGGGGGTTCAACGTACACCGATGCAATTACATTTTATCAAGAATATTCCAAAGAAGCACCGGGGACAACTTCAAGTCTAATTGATACGGCTCACGCATCGTTCTCACTTGCACCAATCGAATGTAGTGCGGTGAATGGTGCGGTAGTTGACGGGGGAACATTCTAAGGAGTTTAAAAAATGGCTAATACGGTTTTATTAAAGAAAAGCGGGACTGCATCTGCTACACCGTCGTCATTGACTCACGGTGAATTGGCTATCAATTATGCCGACGGAAAACTCTATTATAAGAATAGTTCTGATTCAATAATTGAATTCCAAGCATCCGCAACCCCGGACGGTTCAGACACCCAAATTCAATATAACGATTCGGGGTCAATGGGTTCGAGTGCATCTCTCACATTTGATGGCACAGGAATTTCAACAGGCGCATCTTCGTTTTCGGGTGATATTTCAGCAAATAATCTGAGTGGGACGAATACAGGCGATAATGCTTCTAATTCTAATATTGCTTATACATCTGCAATAGCTGAAGGTAATAGCGGATTGGTTCCGGCAGACCCAAGCGACACAACGAAATTCCTACGTTCAGACGGAACTTGGGTTGTTCCGTCATATACGACCAATACAAATACCAATCAATTAACAACCTTTACCGTATCTGCGACAACCGATACTAATCCAACCACTATATCGCAAGGCGATGACTTAATGTTTACTGCGGGTACTGGTATCACTTGTGAAACAACGGCAGACGGCACAGTTACTATTACAAATTCTTCTCCCGATACTACTTACACTCACCCAACTACTGCCGGGAATAAGCACATTCCAACAGGCGGGAGTGCGGGGAAGTTCTTAAAATATTCTTCAAGTGGAACCGCAACTTGGGAAACGCCGTCATATACAACTAATACTGAATGCGGAGGTGATGGTCATGCAAAATATACTGATACTGAAGCAGTCTCAGCAATCAACGCAACCACTTCTATAAGTACAACTTGTGATACTCCTAATATTGTTCAAACTGATTATACCACAGGAGCGGATGTAACTGCAAATAATACTTGTGATACTCCTCATATTGCAGGTGATTGGAGAGGATTAGGAAATACCTCTACTACTGCTTGCGCCGGAAACGATTCAAGATTAAGTGATGCACGGACACCGACTTCTCACACACATGACTATCTCCCATTAGGTGGTGGGGATTTAACAGGTGCATTGAATATAGGGTCTGCTATTGGGACAAGAGATAAATGTTTAAGTATTACAACTGGTAGTACTGGAAACTCTGCAATTGCAGTTCAAACTGGTGCGAGTGGTCATACTAATGTTTGGAGTGTGTTGCCACACAATGAATACATATTTATGGGGACTGGTATTTATTATGATGGTTCAACTTGGGTACATCAATCATCAAATGCTTATAACTCATTATTTGGATTATGTAACAGTTCAACTCGTGGTGCAAGTTGGTGGGCATCAAGCAACAGCACTGGTTCATGGAATCAGGCGGATAATGTTCCTCTATGGAATACTCAAGGTCAATGGAACGGTGATATTAATACAACTTATAACGCCACATTTGGTGGTGATATATATTTAGGCTCATCGTCTACACGGATAGAACAATATTCTTCCAATGTGGGACGAATTCATATACATGGTAGTGGTGATAATTATTTATTAGTCGGATGTGTTGATGATAATGGTTGGGGATATATAGAAAGCCAAAATAATGCCAATGGACTATATCTCTGGGCAAGTGCATTCCGTTTTGATGCTGGACATCTTGGTTCATATGATGATGGTGAAGTTGATTTGGGTGTATCAGGTAATAGATTCAGGAATTTAAACATAAGCGGTACTGCCACAATTGGTGGAGAAGTATCATCTAACACCCATAAAATAACTGAATCGGGGAAAAGTTGGTACAATATAAACGCAAATTATCTTGGATTCAACACTTGGATACAGAGTAGTGGACAACATGCGTTGTATGCTCCCAGTAGCGGGTTTGGAAGTAGTCATTGGTATCCGTCCAATAATGGTTCTCATGGTGCTTGGAGAATGGTTGGAAATACGGGTGGCTATGGTGGTTTCTACGATGAATATAGTGCGGTTTCTGTGGGTATGCACGATTCTGCGGGTAATGGTGGAACCTATAGAGTAGCACAAGGCAAATGGCACTTCTATTTTCTAATGGCTGATAATTGCTTGGGTGTTAACACATCTGCCACTTCATCATCCTATGGGTTGTATGTAAATGGTGCGATTTATGCGACAGGAGATGTTGTCGCCTATTCAGACGCAAGAGTGAAAACAAATATCGAAACAATAGATAATCCTTTAGACAAAGTAATGGCTCTGCGTGGAGTGTATTATAATAGAATTGACGAAGGGGAAGAAACATCGAGGAAAGCAATAGGGGAGAGATGTGTCGGAATGATAGCACAAGAACTAAACGAGGTTCTACCCGAAGCAGTAACATACGCTAAAGATATAGACCGATATGGGATTGATTATGGTAAGGTGACATCCGTACTTATTGAAGCCATAAAAGAATTGAAAAATGAAGTAAACGAATTAAGGAGTAAATATGGCGTTAACTAAATCAATAGATGCTTATGGGGTGAGTTTCCCCGAAGCATACATAGTAGTAGTTCGGGTTGAATATGATAAGGGATTGAACTTACCGACAGACCCATCTACTCGTCCCGCTAATGGATATATGGAGGTTTATACATATTCAAATAAGGGCTCGAGAGATTCAGATTCACAACCACTTAGTTCGGAAAAAATCCCTTTTGATGTGGATACTAAAATAAAAATTGACCCAGTAACACAAGCATATAATTATCTGATTGAGAATGAATCATATAACGATGCGGAACCAGTATAAGGAATAAATAATGGCTTTAGCAAGTTCAGGACAAATATCAATGAGTCAGATTAACACCGAATTGGGTCGGAGTTCGTCATCACAAATTTCATTGGATAGTGCTGAAAATGGAAGTTATGCTACCATTAATTCAAATAGTTCATCAAAACCATCTTCATCCAATCCGGCAAGCATGAGTGAATGGTATTCGTATAATCATTCGGCGGGGGGGATTGTAACTGATAATTTAGTTTTTCACATGGATGCCGGGAATACATCAAGCCTTTCAAGTTATTCAAATGGAGCGAGTATAAATAATGTTACTTGGTCGGATTTGCAGAATAGTTATAATGCGACAATAAAGGGTTCGACCTATACGACGACCTATGGCGGTGGAATCAATTTCGGAACGACAGGGAATACTTCAAACTACATTTTATTTGACCACACGGCTATTAGTACAGGGGGGGTTGGTTCACCTCCTTGGAGTGTAGAAATATGGTCTATTGCAGATGCGAATAATGGGAGCCTGTCAACATTATGGGGAGCCGGAGGGGCATCGAATAAAATGTTAATGTATTTCGCCGAGGGCGAGGGGCGTTGGCACTACAATGATGTTGGTGACACACGATTGTCACATTCATCTGTATCGGGGAATTCGTCTTATAAGGGGACTGGTTCTGTAACTCAATGGGTGATGGTTGCTCCTTCATCTACATCCACACAGTCAGTTTTATTATATAAAAATGGGGCAAGCGAAAGTCACACGGCGCAACATTCAAGGAACACTAACATAACAGGCGTTTCGTCGGGTATGCTTATGATTGGACAAGAGCAGGATTCTAATGGTGGGGGTTTTGCATCAAATCAATGTTGGCTTGGACGGATATATATTGTCCGGGTATATGGAGATGCCCTCTCGACGACAGAAATCGCATCAAATTGGAACACAAATAAATCAAGATTCGGACATTAATATGGCACTTAAAAAATCATTTCAAACAGAATTTGGCACTACGCACGCTGACGCATATCACCGCATAGGTTCTATCATAATAAATAAAGACAAATCCTCAGATGCTTACATTATGGGATTCACCGTAGAAATATACATTGATGAAGAAAAACGGAACGGCGATAATTATAAACATATAGCGACAAAATTCGCTGAATGTGAAATAGACCCGGCGGTTAATTGTGTGAAACAAGGTTACAATGAACTAAAAGCAAATCACGATTATGCTGAAGCAGAAGATGTTTAACCTACAAAACTACAATACTACGCAGAGTAAAATACTACTCGCATGAGTAAAATACTACGCAGATGCTAAAAGCAATAGGATATTTCGTGATTGGAATCTTCGCCGGGTTAACAGTTGCCGAATTGATGAAGGATGCAAAGCCCATAGAAAAGATAGCTATCTATGATGGGTATATAGTGCGGTACGATTATCCTCACTATTACAGATATAGAAATGATAGCAGAATGATATATGGTTACAGACCTTTAGAAGTTCGCCAATATACGCCAGTTAAAGGTGGAAGTGGTGGTGGCGGTAAAGAAGTTAGTGGGACTACCCACACAGGAACTGTGAGAAAAGATATATCTGATAGAAAGAAATCTTGGGGAAATAAGTATTAGTTGACAAATGACAAAAAATTTAATTAACAAAAAAAAGGGAATACGAAATGACTGATATGAAAGAAGCACTCGAAAACATGAAAAAACAGTTCCAAGAGGTTGACGGACAGGCAAATGAGCTTGTGACTCTACGGACAAAATTGGTGGGTGCGATTGAGTTTGCATCTTCAATGATTGAGAGTGATGAATCTCAGGAAGCTCCTAAAGAAACTCCTGTAAAAGAAAAGAAAAAATAAATGGAAATTTACGCCGAATATGGAGCCATAGGAGTTATCGTACTCCTTTTTATAGGAATGATTCAATTCTTAAAGTCAACTATGATGGGGAAACTCATTGAAGTTGAGGAAATCTGCATCAAATTAATTGACAGATGGAATCGTTCTGATGAAGTAAGGGATAGACGGCACGAAGATTTGATAAAAGAAATGAACAATCAAAGCGACGACCTTGCTTATTTAAAAGGAAGGATAAACGGCAAATTATGAACAAAGCACAGGTAGACACATACCGTGAAGAATTACTTGAACGCATAACTCGTATTGAAGAAAAGGGTAAAGCCCATTTTGAAATAACAAAAGAAATCCGAGTAGATGTTAAGTCTCAGAACGGAAGGGTTCGTAGGCTTGAGAATAGACAGTCGTGGTTTATGGGGGTTGGTTCTGTTTTAGCGTTTGTATTTGGGAGTTTAATTGCTTGGATAAAAGGAGAAATGTAAAATGGCTGAATGGTTAGCCCTTAATTGGGAATGGCTTTTATTGGGATTTATGGTTGCTGAGAAATTGGTGAAAATGTCCCCAACAAAAGCGGATGACATCTTGTTGGATGTCGTATGGGATGGAGTTAAGAAAATAGCAGGGAGGGGAAACAAGTGAGTATGTTATCAAAATGGGTTGCCCGTCAGGTAAAGAAAAATGGTGTCCGTGTAATCCTTGAAAAAGTTGGCGATATGATTGTAAAAACAACCAAATCCAAAGAAGACGACAAGGTATGGCAGGAAGTAAAAGATTTTTTACGTGCCAATATAAGAAAATGAAATCCTTTGGAACAATTATCAATGCCATCCTCAAGAATGAGGGTGGATATGTTTTCGATAAGGACGACCCCGGCGGTGAAACAAAATTTGGAATTTCCAAAAAAAGTCACCCGGAAATTGACATTAAAAATCTGACAATAGATGGGGCGTTAGATATATATCGGAGATTGTATTGGAATCCAAGTAAGGCTGAAAAATTAATGCCCGAATTACGGTATCAATATTTTGATATGGTTGTTAATGCCGGACAACCTTCTGCGGTTAAGGTTCTGCAAAAGGCTTGTAATGGCAAACTAAAGAGTGGAAATAAGATAGCCGTAGATGGAAGAATAGGACGAATGACTATTGGGGCATCTGAGAAATTGGAAGAAAGTCGGTTAAAATCATATCGGCTATTATATTACGCCGATAAGGTTGTCTTTAATCCTTCACTCGAAAAGTATTGGTATGGATGGTATCGGAGAGTAATGGTACAATAAAAAAGCGGGGGCTTTTGAATATAAAAAAGAGGGGAATAATTATCCCCGATACACATTTCCCTATTCACGACCAACAGGCGGTTAATGTAGTTCTAAAGGCTATTAAATTAATAAAACCTGACTTGGTTGTTAATCTCGGGGATGTAGGTGAATGGGAATCGGTAAGTGCTTGGAGGTGGAAAGGGAAAAAACAACCACCCCTCGAATATCAGTTGCCATTAATTGATGAAGAAATAAAATTAGTTAATCAAGGAATAGACCAATTCGACAGAGCATTAGACAAGGTAGGATGCGAGGAAAGATATATTCTCGCCGGAAATCACGACGAGTGGCTTACATATGGGTTCGTGGAGCGATACCCCTATATGAAAGAATACACTTTTTTGAACGCCTGTCGTTGGAAGGAGAGGGGCTATAAATATTATGAATACAATCGACCACTCAAGATTGGGAAACTCAATTTCATCCACGGGGCATACTGTACTGTCTATCATGCGAAAAAGCATTTGGAATGTTATGGTAGTAACATTGTGTACGGGCATACTCATGATATTCAGCGTCATACTATTTCTAAGTTGGATAGCGGAACCATTGGTGCGTGGAGTATGGGGTGTCTCAAGGATATGTCGCCGAAAAAAAATAAGTGGCTAAAGGGGAGATTGACAAATTGGAATCATGCCTTCGGGATTGTTGATTGGTTTGATAATGGAAATTTCAAGGTAGAAGTTGTTGAAATAGTAAAGGGTGTTACAAGCATTTGGGGAGAGACAATAATTGGATAGACCTTTATATACGGTTTCGGAAAACAACTTAGAATTAGACGGTGCGATTATTAGGCTCAAGGAATTAGGAAGAAACATCACCATTACAGACCTTTTAGAGCGGGGCAACCTTGAATTAATTATAGAAATGTTACAAATAATCGAAAGAATGAATATACCCCTGCGAATGGGTGAAGAAGGAATTGCATAATGAATGTAATGTATTGTACTCGGTCAGATTTAGTTTTCATTAAAGCAGATATTGGAAGCTATGATAGAAAAGCAGTTATTCAAAATTGGATAACGGACTCAGGTATAGTTAGAAAATCTGCAAATATTGGTCAAGGAATATCTGTCTTATACCGGGATAGTTTAGAATTGGGTTCGGCAGAGTCCAGTTCGGGGGCAGTCTCAGATGATGGAGAATGGTATTATGATGAGAATGCAGATGTGCTTTGGTTAGCATCAACTCAGAACCCGGCAACAAATCATGTTGTTGAAATGGGAATAGATATTAAGACACTTCAAGAGGATGCAATTCAACGAGCATCTGATTTTATCCGTGCCTATGTAAACAAACCTATAATGCCGAGAAAAGGAACAAGCCAAGCTGATGCTTCGGGTGGAGATTATGAAGAAATAATTAATCGGTCTTGTGCCATCTTATCCTCATCTTATTTGATAAGGGCTACCAATCCTGAATCTGCTAATGAATTAGAAAAGCAAGTTATAGATACTGAAACCGGGATGGGATACTTAGACAGAATTAAACGTGGGGAAATTAAACTTTGGAACGAGGCAACAGAAAGAATGGGTGATGGGGTTGTTTCTGTTATATCACAGGACTCTACAAGCACCGGGACTATTGTTGATACAAGGGGAGAAGCGACAATTTCCTATGATAATATTAAAGTTACTTGTTCAACGGGTGGAATTTTCACAATGGGTACGGCAAGCCCGGTTAAAATGGACTCTTATATTTCAGATTCAACGGGATTACAAACAACCAAATATGCAAATGCTGAAATAGTTGATGGTTCTTACTTGAATATAGGTAGGGGAATATCTGTACGATTTAGCCCCGGCATTTTCGTTGCCGGAGACACTTGGAGCATAGAAGTGAATGGAGATTTTGTAGAATCAGGGCAAATCAAAAATGCACAGGCATACAGGGGTTAATTCCTGTGATTTTAAATACCCTATACTATATACCAAAAGGCAAAGAACTCTCGATATATGGGGAATTAGAGGGTAAAAATTATGGCAATTAATTATTCAAACGCATTTAAAGAGATTTTAGGAGCTTTGAAGGAAATTCTTTACAATGAAACGAAATTATCCGTTCATTTTGATAGAAAATATAAATCGAGGGCAACTCAATACTTTAATATTTCGCCTATATCATCAACTGTTACCTCACGATTTAGTGGAGGTTCAACCCGGGAATACAATGCGGAAATATCATATTATCTGCAAAAGGGCAACTACGAGAAGCATACGCATCTCGACTATCTTACCGATATGGGCGAAAAAATTACTCGTCTATTTAATGATAAAACCAATGCGGTATCAACCAATGATTTATTTCAAGGGATAATTTCGCAATTCTCTGATTCTAACCAAGCCTTTGGCTCTATGGTGGCATATACCTTTCACGATGGTAGGATTGAGAACGTGGATTATCAACCCGACAGAAACGATGATGAGGAAATGGAAGATTTGAACATTGTAAAATTTGAATTTATTGCAACAGTAACGGAGGTGTTTATCTAATGAAGATAAAAGCAACTAAAAAGTTTTCAAAACTTGGCTCGTCTAATAATTGGGCGAGTTTTGGAAAAGACACTTACATAAGTCTTGAGCAAGGGGCAACAATTAATTGTGATTGTCCTGAACATTTGCTTGAGGGCGGTTATGTAAAGGAAGTCAAATCAAACAAAAAAGAAAAGGAAGATAAATAAATGGCTATTGATGGAAATGTCTATTCTTCAAAGCAGTTTGAACTATACATAGCCGACCAAAGTGTAATGGGAACGGCAAATACTACCGATGCAGACTTCATTAAGTTGGATGTAGTAAGTGTTTCGGATGTGGATTTTGGCGGTGGATTAGTTCAAGAAAGAAATTTGAGAAGCGGACAACAAGTAAAAAAATTAACAGACCACTATGTATCCCAAAAGGGTGCAAGTGCCTCTGTTCAATTTGAATGGGTTGTTTCCCACAAAGAGGGATTACAACAATTAATGAAAATGATAAGTGAAGATACTGCCTCTGACTATGAATGGGCGGGGAATAAATCTCCGGCATCATACGAACACGGGGAATCAACGGGTGAAATGGCTACTGTTATAATCAGTAATCCAAATACCGGGGATGACCGGGTCTTACATTCTGCGGTGCTTACTGAATTAAATCTATCTCTGGATAGTGGAAGTGAAGGCGGTAGGTTGGTTGCAAGCGGTACATTTTACTCCGGCTACAAACCAACATTAGGAGCAGATACGGTAAGCCCCGGTGGGACAGAAACTGCATTTGTGAAAACAATCTTTGACTGTACAACAAAACAGTTAGGCGGTTCAGATGTGGTGGCAAAATCATTCAATGTAAATTTCGCTTTTCCGGCAGTAAGGTTAGGTTTTCAAGGTGCGAGTGCTGAAGCCGAACAATACGGTAGAGGTGGCGAGGTTGTTTGTTCGGGTAGTGCAAGTGTTAAATATGATGCTAATACTGATGGTGAATTAGCAGGGTTTTTAGCAGGAAGTTCAAAGGCAGTTACTTTTGGTGACGGTTCAACAATTAATTTTTCTGTTCCCACTTCTGTATATACTGGATTCAATGTGGATTTGGGTGATTCAGAAGAAGGGGTTTTTGTTGAAATTCCGTTTGAAGGTACTGCGACTGGTGCCGGAAATCTATATTCAATTACAGTAGCATAAGGGATTAGGGGGGGAAATGAAAGTTACAATTAAGGGTCTTGGAGATTTTGAAGTAAAAGATTTGCCATATAAAACGGCAAGACAATTACATAGAAAAAACTCAAGAGTATTTTGGGGTAAAAGCGAGGAAGATGTAAACCCTGATGAATACTACGACCTGTTGGAAGAGGTAAGGGAATTGTCCGGCTTGAAAGATGTCGAACTAAATAAATTAACAATGCTTGAGGTTGACCAATTACTTCAGCAAATATTAATGGATTATCTTGGTTTAAACCCAAAAGATTGAGGGGGTTGTCGTTTAGCGTATGGTGGCTTCGTCATCATACCTTACATATAAGCCCGTATTCCCTCCCTTATACCGAAGTCAGCCCCCTCACTTATTTAAAAAGGGAATTTAAAACTATAGATGATATATGGGATGAAATTGAAAAAATTGCCGAGGTTAATTATAATACCTCGAGGTCTATTGGACAGGATTTATTTCACCTCATCCCATTATTTACTAACCCAAATTATATTGTAGATGAATGGCATATAGAAATGATAAATGAATATAATTTAATGAAAAATTTTAACATATCACTTGGTGTATTGGATGATGTTTCGTCTGATAGGTTAAACTGTTTTAGTATTATACAAAACGAAGTAAATGCCATAGCAGAATACGAAAGGGTAAAAAATAATGGCAAGTAATTCCCTAATAATTAAGGTTGGTCTAAAGGGTGCCAAAACTGTCGTTTCTGGTTTAAAGGGGATAACCCGAGGAATTGGAAGGGCATCAGGGTCAGCATTAAAGTTTGCCACAAGTTGGAAAACCGCCCTTGTTGGTATTACTGCAATAGGTGGTGCTTTAAAATCCGCATCTAAATTCGCCGATGGATTAAGGGAAATTCAAACCATTGGGGGGCAAACTGAGACTGAACTCAAAAGTTTAGGCAAACAACTTCGACTTGTATCGGGGGAATTTGGTCAAAAGATTGGGGACACTACAAAGGCTCAATATGATATTATTTCAGCAGGAATAAGTGGGTCAGTCCGGCAAATGGAAACCCTCCGGGCTTCATCAAAACTTGCCGTAGCGGGTGTTTCTGATATAGGGACAACTGCGGATGTAATTACTTCGGCAATGAACGCCTATGGACAAGCGAATTTAAGTGCAAGCCACGCCTCAGATGTATTATTTAAAACAGTTGAAAAAGGAAAAACTACTATCCCCGAATTAGGTGCTTCACTTGGTATGGTAATGCCATTTGCATCATCTGCCGGGATGTCGCTTGAAATGGTTGGGGCGAGTATGGCTCAGATTACAAAGGGTGGTGTTTCAACGGCAGAGGCGACAACGGCTTTGAAGGGGGCGATTGTTGCTCTTGATACGCCGACAAAAGGGGCACAAGCTGAGATGAAAAAATTGGGGTTTGAGATAAGCAGAACGGCTGAAGGCAATCTTGATTTTGAGGCAACAATGGAAGACCTTGCTAAGCTTGATTCCAAAACAATTAGTAAATTTGTTCCAAATATTCGTGGTCAATTAGCAGTTAAATCTATTACAAAAGATATGGTTGATTTCGGGGCAACTGTTAAAAGTTTTAATGGAATAGCCGGGGTAACAGATAAAGCGGTTGCAAAAGTAAATTTATCTTTAGGTCAACAATCAAGAATGTTAAGGGAAAATCTTAAATCAGGGATGATTGAACTGGGTACAGAGATTGGGAATAAATTTCTTCCGGCAATCGGGCTTATTAATAAAAAACTTCAAGCGGTTGGGAAAATCGGATGGGGAGTAGTTGGCAAAAGAATTGTTGATAATATGGGTGCAATATGGAGTGCGATGGTTGAAACAAGCGGGGTTATGATTGGTCGGCTTGCGGATATTTTACCCTACCATTTATGGGAATCCTTGAAATTGATGTGGGATATGATAAAAAAAGTCGGAGTGTTTTTATGGGAACCGATTGCAAAAGGGTGGAAATTAATTTGGCTTGGAATTAAAATGGGGATTGTTGGCTCGATAAATTGGATAATTGAACAAACAAATTCCCTATCCGAAATGATGAATAAACTTCCCGGTGTTAATATCGGAATGATTCAAAAAATTTCTACGACCTATGGTGAAGAAATCAACAAATTATCTAATGAAACAAGCCGATTTGAAGAAATGTTTAGTGCTGGTGCAGATTCGTCTGAATCAGCCTCCGAAAAAATAAAAGAAATCTGGCAAAGCCTTAGCAATACTATTTTTGAACTTAATGACGAACAAAAACAAAGTAGCGAAGAGACTGCTGATAAATATGTCGATGACCAAAATAAAAAGAAGTCGGCGGTTTCAGTTTTAAAAGACCAAATAGACTCGGTTGCCGAATCTGAAAATAGAAGTTATCAAACCACATTGTCGGGTGTTAGAAGTTCAATTAAGGCATTTCTTGCACAATCAATAGCTAAAATGATTTCGGCTGAATCATCTAAAGGGATTTTTGGGATTGCTACTGCTACGGCAGGGGCAATAGCAATTTCTGCTCTATTTGATAAAATGGTTCCAAAGTTTGCAAAAGGGGGGTCGTTTATTACTGACAGACCTCAAATGTTTATGGCGGGGGATAATCCCGGAGCAAGGGAAAGGGTAACAGTCGAACCACTTTCAAGCCCCGGTTTTCAATCTTCGGGGAAAAATATTACTGTTAATATATCCGCACCCTTAGTAGATGAGACTGTCAGGGACTCAATTATGCCCTCAATTCAAAATGCGTTGTCAATGGAACTTGCTTAGTGTTAGACCTACCATCGGTTTATACAACTGCCTTGAGCAGTCCATTTCAAGAAAATTGGATAGTTAAATTATACTCTGATAATACGAATTATATTGGGATTAGCTTTGATAGTATAACGATTGATAGTGTTAGCTATACTGGGGCAATCCTCAATTCACCATCGTTGAGAGAATCCATTTCTATTGAATCCGGGAAGGCTTCGGTGGGGAATATATCTCTTGAAGTTGCTGAATATATGGTAGGGTCTAATAAATTTAGTAAGGAGATATTTACTGGGGGATATATAAATAATACTGTTAAGATATATTCTGTTCTTAATAGCAATACAAATATCAATAACGCCTTACAATTATTTTCAGGTGTATTAAGCAGTATGACAAGTGATGAAAATGGGAAATTGAAACTAACTATAATTACAACTCGACCTTGGGATGGAATTGAAATCCCGAACCAATTATCAGATTCGGGTGTTTATGTTCCTGTTGCTTATGGTGATTATGTCAATAACAACGCTTCCTCATCGAGCCAATTCAAGCTTTATCCTTCTCCTTTTATTAATTCAGAATCTAATTACCTCAATTTCGCAACTCACGATTCAATCGGAGCCGTATATGGAAGTTATTATGATTCATCTGCTAAAGTGTTTCCATCTTTATCTATGCAAGCATCAGTATCTCAAACAAAGGATGGTGTAGATGCTATTCAAGTTTTAAATAGCATAACGAGAACGTATAGAATTAAGCCTAATCTCAATGCAAATGATTCAAGCGACTATACTGACCCATTAAAAGCCATGAATGATTCTGTGTCTGATTATGCAACCGCCTCAATTAGTGCAGATAATGATACAGTTACTAAAAATCTCAAAATAGATTTGCCAAATTTATCTGGTAAGGTTACATCAATTCTAATGTATATAAAATATGATTATATATATGACCAAGCGAATGAAAGTGGAATTACTTCCGAGGTCGCTTTGAGATATATACATAAATATGGCGAAACGACCTCAGCGGTAAATATATTTAGTGATACTTCTATAGATTCTAATGAAGTAACCTACTCCTCAAGCGGGAGTGCTGATATTGACAACTCGGGAACAAGCCATACTTCTTTATCAATGACTTCTATTATAAGTGCTAACTCGAATAAATTACCTGATGAGATTTGGATTCAGAATTATGTGTCAAACAGTCATGAAAATCCAAGCAACTCCGAAACAACTTCAGAGGCTAAAATCTATGACATTTGGTTTCAAATAACTGTTGCCGAAGATACGGACAACGAACCTTCCTCGGCAGGAAAAGAAGTTGCAAGTTTGGATACTGTATATATTGGGACAGATGGATTTAGCAAATCTTGGTCTTCTGGTACTGCGAAAACCACCCACGATGTTCATAGGGATATTCTTTATCGTCTTTTAGGTATTACTGCATCTCCGAGAGTAAACAATACGACATTGTGGAGTACGATAGATAACGAAAAGAATTGTGAGGTAAGATTTTTTACCGAACCGAATAAGCCTAACAGTATTCTTAATTATCTTGAAACCCTCGCCTATGAGGGGGGTTTTACATTTCGATTTCGAGCAACGGGCGAGCCTGTATATAATTTTATTCCAAATAGTCCAAGTACCGACCTAACATTAACGCATAGTGATATTATTGATTTAAAAATTACTCATACTCCATTAACCCAATTAACAACGAACTGGACTGTTCAATATAATAAAAGCCCGGCAGGGAGTGTATATAATTCTAAATCAACCCACACTATGTCTGAAAGATATAATTATACTGGGGTTGAAAATAAGAAAGATATAAAATTAAAGTATACAGTTAGTGATGTATCAAGAACTGGAACCAATAGAAACGACTCTTTTCTTGATTATTATACTGATGTTCTGGGTGAAATCAAACAGATGGTTTCTTTTAATCTTGTTAATCCAACCAAATTGAAGTTAGAGGTTGGGGATTTTATTTCGTTTTCATCAATGGAAATTGACTCTATGGATGGAACTTGGTCAAACAAATATATAGTAACATCAACCTCAAGGGGAGTTGGTGGAAAAATGAGCATTACTGCAAGGGAAATTTAGATGGCATATTTCAATCACGCTGATTATGATTCGGGGACGAATTTAACCTTTGAGGTAACACCCGATATTGGGATAGCAACTGGAAAAAAATTCAGCAATATTATAAGTGAATCTTTCGGGGGTATCGAATATATAGTTCAGCCACACTCGGGCAAGAAAACTTGGTCGTGGAGTTGGTCTAATATTAGTTCTTCTTTTAAGGGGGAACTGGAAACTTTTAGAAATACCATTGGTGGTAACTATAAATCGTTTACCTATAATGATGGTTCCACAAGTTATACTGTAAGGATGGCTCCCGACAGTCTCCAATTCACAGAATCACAATATCAAAGATATTCAACAAATATAAAATTAAGGGAGGTATCTCCGTCATGATAGATAAATTAGGAATGTCCGGGGAAGTGCAAGTTTCCATTCGGAAGGGCAAAAAACAAAAAATAAAAAATGCGATACATAGTGGGTTACGTTATACAATATCCGCTTCATTGCAAGATGATAAAAGTTTTTACATGGGGGGTGGAAATTTCGGCACGGATAATTTCGCTTCACCAACAAGTGCTGAAAATGGTATTGTAGTTCATAATTCAACGCCCACTTATTACGAAACGAAAACAACTTCGGCGACCGGGAGTACTGGGGCGAATACGCTTGTTGTGGTAAGTAGCACCCGAGCAGATGGTTCGAGTTATTCCTTAACTGGGGCAAAACTTGGACACGATTATTCAAATGGTGGGTTTAATGTTACTTACGCCACAACCACATTCACGCAAGCCGTAGCCGATGGGCAACAATTAGATTTGACGTGGACAATCACACTTTCATAGGAGGAAAAATGAACATCTTTGTACCAAAATTTAACATAAAAATCGTGGGGAATGTTCATCTGCAAATTCGGGATGGAGATGGAGCAATCAAACAAGATGAAAAATATCGGAATGCAATTCACGATGATTTGATTAATGCAATAGTAACCCACATGGGGGCGAGTTCTGGGAGTACCGCTTATCATATCACAACGGCAAGCGGTTGGTTCACAACTGCTTATGGTATGCAAACGGGAAAAGATGGAATTATCATAACTCAAACAAGTGGCGACGCGGTTAAAACTTATGATGATGGTATTGGAAATGATTGCTATGATTTAAAGTTGTCTGAAGCAACGTCTCAGGGGTCTTCGACGGGTTTATGTTCTTGGACGGCAGAAGGAACTTGGACAGGAGCATCAGGCACTGGGACTGCTACGAGTGGGACTTTCAACGAAATGCGTATTGGCAATAGTTTTGAATTTACTGGTGGTGATACTTCTGAATTTTCAACCAATTTCGCAACCGCTGAATCTTCGGGTGATTTCACGTCTTTTACTTTAGATGATAATGATGTTTGTCGTGTGACTTGGACTCTTAGTGTTCCTGCCTAATGGCATCAATAACTATTACTTCGCCCACTTCGTCATCGGATTGGGAACGGGGTTCGACCCACAATATAACATGGACTAAAAGTCTTGGTGGGCTTGAGGAATTTGATTATATTGAATTGAAATTATATCGAAACGGCACAAGTTCGGGCGATTACCTTTCCTTGATTACTACAATTTTTTCCGAGTCCGCAAGTTCGCATAGTTGGACTATCCCCACAACTTTATCGGCTGATACAGATTACTATATAGAAGCAAAGATGCGATATGAAGAAGATATGCCCTAATGCCCTACGTCAATGATTTTTCTGATGCTTTTGAAATATCTTTGCCCTTACCAACAATTCGGACTGCTTCTGATTCGTTAGCAGTTTCCGAGTCTTTAAGTCGGTCAGTTTCCACTTGGAAAGTCGTTGAATCCCATACTGATTCTGTAAGCACGGCTGAATCCTTTTCCACCCCCTCAGTTACGACATATCGGACAACCGTATCCACCTCAGATTCTGTAAGCCTGTCCGAATCCCTTGCCCGTTCTCTTGACACTTGGGAATATATTATTTCCCACTCCGATTCAGTCGTCACCGCTGAATCCCTCATTAAATCTACGTATGCGTACAGAACAACAGTAACGACCTCAGATTCGTTAAGTTCATCTGAGTCGCTTGCTCGTTCCCTTGATACTTGGGAATACATCCTTTCAAATTCTGATTCAATTAGTACGGCTGAGTCGCTTGCTAAATCTATATATACGTACAGAACAACAGTATCAGCATCTGATTCTATAGGTTCATCTGAATCTTTAGGTCGAGCCGTTGAAACGTGGAGACATATATTAAGCCATTCGATGGGAATGTCATTATCTGAATCCCTATCCCGGACAATATATACATATCGAACTTCTGTATCTTCATCAGATTCAATAGGTACATCGGAAGGGCTTGCTTTATTAGTTGAAACTTGGAAGTATGTAGAATCTAATTCCAATTCTATTGTAACCGCAGAATCACTAAGCCGAGCCGTTGAAAATTGGCGTCAAATATTAACCCATTCTGATAATGTTTCTATATCAGACAGTTTTACTGCTCAGATTAAAATTGACGGGGATACTTATTTCTATGACAATATAGGCTTGGAAACTAAATCAAGATTACATGGATATATAAGCAATGGAAATTTTACTTCGGATTTAGGGCGTATTTCAAATTCTATTGGATTGGTAGATGGTAATATAAATTCACCAACAACTTTCAGTAACACTACTGCTTGTGTTGTTTTTGATTTGGCAAGTTCACAGTCTATTAATTTTTTGGCTCTATATTTAGTTTCCGGCTCGGGGCAGTCAATTAAGTTATATGGTTCAAATTCTCAGGGTTCAGGATATAATTTAATTGCCACCGCATCGGTAGGTGATAACCAATGGATTATAACAGAATTTAATTCTATATCTTATCGGTATTTTGCAATTCAGCTTGAGAGTATTAGCTCAACGGCAGAGGTGAATGAAATATTAATTGGCACATCCTTAAAACCTGAAATACGTTATAGCCTTAATTCTAAATTTCATTATAGCCCGAATAATATTCTCTCAGAATCCTATACAGGGAATGAATATATATTTCAAAAAGGGAACTCCTCTAATAAATATGACCTCAAATATTCAAATATAAGCAGTTCCTTAAAAAATAAATTTCAAAACCTATGGGAAAAATCATCACATAAGAAATTGCTCTATTATGATAATACTGCGATTAATTATGTAATGCTTAATCCTATTTCCTTTGATGAAATTGCTTATAATAGGTATTCCACTTTTGTCTCTTTTTATTCTTAACTTTGTTGCTTAATAAAGCCGGGTTTGAGTAAAAATAAAATAAAAGGTAGCAGAATGGTAACATTTACTTCCAGATTATAAGCAATGTGTGGTTAAATAGGCTCCCGTTTCCCCCCAATCCCAACACCCAAATATGCTATAAGAAACATAAGAAAGACATTATGCACCCCTATTAGTAACAGAGGTTCAAGCTTTTCAATTATAGGGTATAAGTTCTATTATATAAAGAGATACAGGGAAAGGTCAGAAAAGGTATGGAAAGATATATATTATATTATATTATAATTATATTAAGGGTGAAAAAATAAAATTCTATTTATCACAATCGGGGCAACCTTAAATGGCTTTTCTTCACCAAATCTCGAGCTATGTCGTTTAGTGTCATATTCATTTCGAGAATATAAGTAAATATAATTTAATAAAGCAATCTCTACATTGTTTTTTTGATAAAAACAAGAAAAAAAAGTCAATTTTCCTCACAAAATAAAAAAAATAAAAAATAGTTGGGACGATAGATTATACTTTATTATATTTTGGCGTGGAAAATAAATCAAATAAAACAAAAAGAGGTCAAATAATGAAACACACACAGGGTAAATGGGAAGTTGATAGGTCGGGGATTGCAGCAATAAACATCAAAAGCACTAATAAAAAGTTTGTTGCAGGGATTCACAACCAAGACAAAAGGATTGAAGGGAAGAAACCCTCGGACAACGATGCCTATGACACTTCAGAAACAGATGCCAACGCAAACCTAATAGCATCAGCACCAGAGATGCTTGAATTATTAAAAGATATTCTTGTAGAGGTTCGCCCCGAAATCAGTCGTGTTAATGAAGCGGCAGGGCGAACAATCTTTAACCCAGTTGCTACTGAAACAATTGATATGGCTAAAGAACTCATAGCCAAAGCGGAAGGAAAATAATATGAACATTATTGAAGACTTAATCAAAAGAATAGAATCTCGGAGAGAGTACAACAAACAACCTTGTAAAAATTATGCGACCAAAGAGAGGGCAGATAAAGCCACTAAGGAAATGGCACGAATTACAGGACGACATTTTGATTCACGCACCCCCGCAAGATACATTGTGTTTTTTAATGAATATTGGGGCAGATGGATTGGTGCGGTTGATATGTCTGAATTGCTTTCAAGGCATGATTCTAAGGGTGGTTATCTCGGAATTTGCAGTCACAGAAATTTTTACACTTATTAAGGAGGTCAAATAATGAAACAATATGAAATAGACAAACTAACCAAAAAACAAATGAGTCTTATTGTTACTTCCGCTTTGTTCAATATGCCGATAGAAAACTTCAAAAGCGTACAAGAACGCCACGCTAAATCTTTGGCAAGGTTAAGAAAGTCGGAATTGATAGAGTGGGTTATTAAGGCTTTAAAGGTAATAGCCCAAAGAGAAGAAAACAATGATTAATTATAATTTAGAAGCAATTCACAGAATCGCCTATAGAACAGGCAAATATGATGGTAGAAGTGCCCGACATCTTAAATTTGATAAATGTGTTGAGTGTGAAGATGACGCTACTTTGTTGTGGCATTATGAAGATGGTATGTATCTTGGGTGTGAGCGTTGCCACGATGGTTCTTACTGTGAGTCTTGTGTTATGAAAATATCTGGCAAAGATTGGAATGAGAAGTGTAGAGATGAGGGAGATATGTTATATAACGATGATGATACTGTTACCATCTGCAATTCTTGCTACCATCAATATATTTATAAAAATAAGGAGGTCAAATAATGAGAATTATATTTAGAAACACCCTATTTAAAAAAGGTGTAATAATTCAAAAATTTAGATTTGCTCTATATTTCATGGATTACCTTGTGATTGACCTTGATTTAGGGAGAAATAAAAGTTGGAAGAATGAGTCAGTACCAACCCTTCCTCGATGTTTTCAACAAGTA